GTGGTCATTTCTTAGCTCGCTCAGCCCGAATCTTGAGGACTTCATTGTAGCTATTCAAAGCACTCGCCTGCTGGACAATCAGGTCTTGATCTTCGCCGGAGAGCTTTTTGAAGTCTCCGCCCTGCGAGAATTTGACCAAATCGCCGAGCCGTTCTTCTGCCCACTCGAGTTCGGATTTGAAATCTTCTTCCATTATCGCTTTCCTTGTGTTCCAGAAGTTCCATGATTAGTGCCGCCAAGTCCCGGGCCCTGACGCGTCTGGGTCGTCGGTCCTTTCGGCGGGTCATAGGGCAGGTCTTTCTTTTCGGGCTTACCGCCGTCTGATGTGCCAAGCTTTGACATGTTAACCTCGCTGTGAACCAGATTTGTGAATGGTAGTTGTTGCCTTAGGGGCTTCATATCCGCGGCCAGAATACATGGCCGGAGGATTGGACTGAACCTGTTGGAGGCCGATGCCAGCAACCGCACCGACATTTACACCGTGCGATCGAGGTTCGACCTTGGTGTCGCCTCGTGAAGAATTGCCTGTACCCTGTTTCATTTAGGACCTCCTATTGCGCGAGAATGATCCCAACGATTGTTAGGATCACCTGCCATGTTACGCCGTACTTGCTCGAACACATTACCGTCAGAATGGGCTTCCTCTAACAACTGACGGAATCGATCATCACAGCGTTCCATTTCTTTTTTTTTTGAGATAAAGTGGTGGATGATTGCCACGCTCTTCATAGATGTTGATTATGTCATGTAGATCATGCCAATACATCACAAACCGACGCATTTTTTCTGAGACTTCGCTTTCGGCATCGTGGATTGCATTGACAGCCTTAGAGACAAGTCCGCGGATAATGTGAATATCCGCGGCGATTTGTTTGAGATAGACCTCAGGCTTTTCATAAGATTCAGGCATTGGATTTCTCGGGTTTAGAATGGAACTTTCAATAGATGAAATACGAGCCGAGCATTGATGTGCCGTCGTAGTAGAATTCCATCTTGCATATCTGGCTTGTGGACATTCCTGCGATGTCGGGTGCCGTGCCGCCCGGCCATTTGTAGATGGCGTCGAAAGTGAGACTGCCACTGGCGTTTGTCTTGGTGACTGTCAGTCGGTATGTCACGCCTTCTTGCGCGCCAATAGGGGCTTGGAGGTTGCGCGTAAGGGCCGCCGCAATCGTTAGCTTTGCGTTAGGCCACGCACTTACTCGGTACACGATGGAGGCCGTCTCTGTGAGCGCCGTAGCGACACGATCCACTGCGGGATCAACCGCGTATGTCGTCAACTGGTCGCGTGTGACATCGTTGGTAACAGCCACAAAGTTGTTGCGGCTTGTCGGTGCCACGCGCGTCGCCGTCGATCGGGTCACAACGCCATTCACAAAGGTTGTGAAGTTGTTGTCCGTCACCGACACGTCTTGGCAGTTATCGAGTAGGATTGCCGTGGCGTTGAGGTCGCTCTTACCTACGAAGTAGCTATCTCGAATGGTGCAGCCGCTGACCTTCGACGACGCCGCCGCATCTCCTACACGGATAATCGGATAGTTGGCCCTATCCCAAGCCCCGCCCGACACAGTGTCGGACCCACGGAAGTGTCCTTGTATGCGGACGCTCCAGCCGTTACCAACGTAGAGGCTTTCCTTGAGGCAACTCTCGAAGTGTAGATTACGGAACACAACGTTCTGGCTGTCCTGCGAGAACTCCAATCCGGTTTGCTTAAGGACAATCCCCTGCCCGAGGATGTTACAACCACCGCCTTCCCATGTGGTATTGGTCTGGGCATCCAGCAACGCACCGATGTAGAGCGAAGCCGTCTCTGTAGCTGGACACTCAATACGGACGTTACGCAGGTTAAGCTGGTTGGCACCATAAGCGAAGAGCCCCGCGTTCGTCACAAAGCCGGTGTTCGCTATGGTTCCCGGTAAACCTGTTGATGGCACGTTAAACGGCGTCGCACACGCAGGCCCAACGAAGATGCGCAGCCCATCCACTAAGGTTGTGACTTCGGTTGACCAAAGCGCCACGCCGCCCCGATCAATGAAGAAGTCCTTGAGCGTGAACGTACCGGAAGCAAGGCCATCGACACCATACGCACCAATCGCACCCGCGTGGATAAACACGTGTCCTAGCCGGGAGTATCTCCTATTCGCCCCCATAAGGATAAAGCCGTAGAGTGGGCCGCCCGTGGCTGTACCGCCTGCACCGCCACCGGGCCGCGCGGCGTTGCCGCTCCACGTCTTGTTGAGATAAATCTGCGCCCCGTTGCAGTCGATATAGCCGGGGTCGATATAGGCGGTATAGCTGTTCGCAATCGCCTCATTCAGGAACGCCTGAAACCGTGCGCTCTGATCAAGCGTCGTGCTGCTTACCAGCCCGAACCAGTTGGAATGCAGGATGCCGTCGACCGGACGGATAAAGCGGCCAATTGCTGCAGGTGCAGCAAATACAGTACCATCATTTACCGTTGATGTTGACGCAGCATCATAAATCAATGGACCGCCACCTTCATCAGTGTTGGCCTCATATTCTTTCAGCCAATAAACTTTACCATCTAGCGGCGCAGGTACAGAAACAATACTTGCTTTATTCTCTATTTGTAATATTGAACCTGTGGCACTAGCAGCTGCGATGGCTGCTTTGACAAATGCAGTCGAAGCCTGTGCATTGGAACTGTCGCCAACTGGCCGAGTGATGGTTGTCTCAGACATTGGTATCTATCACAGTAAGAGGATTGGTCGTGCCAGCGCCAGTGACAGCGAATGCTTGATATGCGCCTTGGCATTCACCTTCAATGGTAAACTGTCCGCCATTCGCATAAACTCGAATACAACCACCAAGCGCAGCATTACTTGGCGTGAACGCAACATTGGACCCTGTAGTTTGGATAACAACAGGGGATATGAAGATATCATAACTTCCGGGGTTGTGGAAAGTGAGCTTGACCCGGCTGGTGTTTGCAGCAGCAACCTGAACAAGCCCACTATCACTGATGTTGTTGTAGCCATAGACCTTACCGCCGCTAGCCCCATTGTATGCTAGTGCGCCTCCGGGATTAGCAACGATAAAGCCCATGATTAGACCCTCCGAGTAACGGTTTCAAGAACCTTCTGATTACTCTCAGCGAGCTTGCCGATGTTGGCGATCAGATCGGCCATGCCGGGGATTTCAGACTGCTTGGCAGTTGCAACCGCCATTTCAGACTGGAACTTATCGATCAGCGACTGACTAAAGTCACCGGCCATCTGTTCAGGCTTAGCCTTCCACAGATGCTCGAACGAAGCCGAGATTTCCTTGGCCTCGTCATCAACCGGGAACATATCAGGCGTGGGGTTGCCAAAGAAGACAACGTCGTTCGGTTCACCCTTGCCCTTGTGGCAGACAATGATTTCGCCATCGGCGTTATCTTTGTTGCCCCACTGGTTGGTCCAGCATTGGGGATCGCGAATATCAAGCAGACGCGGAACCGGGAACTTAACTCGCTTCGGCCGACCCGTGTTGCGATCGGTTTCCTGGTATTCCCATTCCTCGCCTTCGACATTGAGGTAATGGGGCGTCATGAGTTTCCATCTAGCCATTTTAATTCTCCGACCATTCCATGGTAATGTTGAGAACGTCAAATGAGACGCTAACGCCGTTGAGGGTGAGCCCTGCCAAGAAGCCAAGGAGAAGCTTGCGAATCATGGCAGGGTTCCTTTTAGTTGGCGACAGTAAGGCCAGCGGGATAGCCAGAGTAGACACCACCGGTGCCGAGAATCTGGTCATCACGATCAAGCACAATCTGACATTCGATAGCACCAGCAGAATGGGTACCGACCGAAATGAAGTTCAGCTTGAGGAACCGAGGCAGAGCCTGACCCGGTGCCGGACGCGGAACGTCAATGTTGGCAAGCTGAGCGCCAGCCACAAGCGAGGCCTCAGCGATAGCCGAAGACTGCCACATCGTGGTGTAGGAGCCCGGAGCGCCAGAACCGTTGTCCGGAGCACCTTGAAGCTGGAGTTGCAGGCTGGTACCGCCGGTGATGGCCGTAGTGACCAACGCCGACAGTTTCATTGCCGGATCGTCGCCCACGCCAATGTCGCGAGCGCCACCGCCATTGGCCGAGCCGGGAAGAGCCGGACCGCCAAGGTCGATGATGTTCGACGCAGCCTGGGTACCGGTCGTCGGCAAATCGGTCTGTGCGCCTGCCGTGATACCGCCGGTCGCGCCATTCGACGTGCCGGTGAAAGTGAGAAGGTTGTCGAGAATCATAGCTAGGGCCCTTTCTTAGACGACTTGCGCTTCGTTATTGAGTATAGCGTCACAAGTACGTACCGGGATGCCGCGGAACGTGGTGACCACCTTACCGTCCCATTCTTCGAGACGAAGCAGGACGTTGGTCTTGTTCATCGCTTGGAGGTCGAGGTAGGTGCGGACAACGCGGTTGCAGTAGATCACCGTGCGGCCCATGTTGCCGCGGACGGCCGGGGTATCGGAGGACTGAATAGCCGTCGCGCTCGAGGGAGCAGTCGGCAGGCGATACAGCGCGCGGACCAGAAGATTGATCAGGTTCGCAGCCGAGACACCCGTCAGCTGAGTTACGTCGATGTTTGCGATGCGAGCGCAGTAGCGCCAGTCGCGAAGAACCAGACCGATTTCCCACTTGAAGTGATCGCGGTAGGCCTGGTAGGTGTTGCCAGAGGCATCCGCAACCGGCCACTCACCCATGTCACGATGCTGGAGGCCAGTCATCTTGCCCTTGGGGAAGGTGCCGTGGAGAGTGTCATCGCCCCAAACCGTGACCCACATTGAGGTGTTGGTCGAGGACGTACCGCCAGCATCGAGAACGTTGGCAGCCGTGGCAGAGTTGGCCGCGGTCTTCGTGGAGTAACGCGGGGCCAGACCGGTGAAACGCTCCGGGTTGGTGTGCTGGTTGCCGTAGATCAGAGTCGAAGCAACCTGCTGGCTCATGCCTTCAAGGAAGGCGCGAACCTCGGACAGACGGAAGTCAGCGGTGTTACCGTTGAGGTCCGCGATATCCTTGTCGATAACCGCGTAAGTTTCGAGGTTACCGCAGGTGTCGACGATCTGCGCAGTCGTGGACTTGGCATTCGGGACACCGGCGTTCAGCAGACGCCACGTAGCCTGAGGCAGGCCCGTGCGGATCGTGGTCTTGTGGCC